CTTAGAGAGCAAATGGCTCAACTACAATATCAATTAGATATTAGAGTTACAGCTTTAGTGGGTTATCAAAGTACCTTAGAAGTAATTGAAGAACCTGTTTTAAATGGCATAGACAAAACTAAAGAAAAATAAAATGCCATTAGCTAGGTATACATTTAAACCCGGCATAAATAAAGAAGGAACTTCATATAGTAATGAAGGTAATTGGTTTGATGCTGACAAAATAAGATTTCGTGCAGGTCGTCCTGAAAAAATAGGAGGATGGGTTAAGAAGTCTATCAATAGTTTTTTAGGCTCGGCAAGAAAACTACATCAATGGATTGGTTTAGACACAGATAAATTTATAGGTTTAGGTACACATATAAAATTATATTTACTTAAAGGTAATGCTTTTTATGACATTACACCTGTAAGAGCAACAACAACTAACGGAATTACATTTGCAGCTACAGATGGCAGTTCAACTATTACAGCTACCGATTCTGATCATGGAGCAAACAAAGGTGATTTTGTTACTATTGCTGGTTCAGCAAGTCTAGGTGGTCTAATAACAGCAGCTGTATTAAATCAAGAATATGAAATTGCATCAGTTACAAATGTAAACGTATATACATTTATTGCTAAAGATACATCAGGAGATACAGTAACTGCCAATAGTAGTGATACAGGTAATGGTGGTGCAGGAGTTGATGGTGCTTATCAAATCAATATAGGTTCTGATTTTTACACAAGTGGATTCGGTTTTGGTTCAGGTAACTGGGGTCAAAGTTCTTGGGGTGGTGGTATTAATAGTTTTTCTACACAACTTAGATTATGGACATTAGATAATTTTGGAGAAGATTTAGTTGCTAATCCAAGAGGTGGAAGTATTTATTATTGGGACAAAACAAATGGAGAAACTACAAGAGCAGTAGATTTTTCTACACTTACTAATGCATCTGATACACCTACAATAGCAAATCAAATAATTGTTTCAGAAATAGATAGGCATATTATTTGTATGGGATGTAATCCTATTGGAACTACAACACAAGACCCTATGCAGGTTAGATGGTCAGATCAAGAAAACGCTGCACAATGGACACCAAAGACTAATAATACTGCTGGAGGTTTAAGGCTTTCATCAGGTTCTGAAATTGTAGGAGCAGTTAGAACAAGACAAGAAATAGTTATATTTACAGATACTTCTTTATATTCTATGCAGTTTATTGGTCCTCCTTTTATATTTGGTATTAATTTAATAACAGAAGGTACAAGTACAGTATCACCACAAGCATTTATAAATGCTAATAATGTGGTTTATTTTATGGATCAAGATAATTTTTATATGTATTCAGGTTCAGTTCAATCTTTACCCTGTACAGTAAGAGCATATGTATTCGAAGATTTTAATTATGGACAAACATTTAAAGTATTTGCTACACGGAATGCACAGTTTAACGAAGTATCATGGTTCTATTGTTCAAGTACATCAGAAGAAATAGATAGATATGTTACTTATAATTATCTTGAGCAAACATGGTCAATAGGTACATTACCAAGAACATCATGGATAGATGCTGGAGGTGCTTCAAGTAACCCTTTAGCAGCAGGTTTTAGTGGTACATCATCTAATTTTTTATATGAACATGAAGTAGGTTCTAATGATGATGGTTCAGCAATGACAGCCTTTGTAGAAAGTGCAGACTTTGATGCAGGTGATGGTAATCAATTCATGCACATTCAAAGATTAATACCTGATGTTGCTTTTATAGGTACAGATACAGAGCCTGAACTTACATACTCAATAAAGACTAGAGACTTTCCTTTAGGTAGTTTAAACACTGCAACAACTGCAACTGTAACTAATACAACTGGTGTAGCTTATGTTAGAGCAAGAGCAAGACAGATGAGAGTTAGAATAGAAAGCACAGATGTAGATAATAGCTGGAGACTAGGAGATACAAGGTTTGACATTAAAGCGGATGGAAGAAGATGAGCGAAGCATTCAATGTAAACACTCCATTAGAAATACCACCTGAAGAATATAGTGCGGATTATATACGTAGATTAATAAATCAACTGCGTTTAAACTTCGTGCAAATAGATTCACCTGATAATATCAGAGAGGTATCACAAGCATTTGATTGGTATATTTCATAATGGCAAATAGATATACACAAGTAATAACAACACTAGCAACAACAAATGCTACTAGCGTTTACACAGTACCTGATAATAAAACAGCCATAGTAAAAACATTAAGTGCTTACAATGTAGATGGCAGTAGTGCAATGACACTTACTGTACAGGTAACAGACACGAGTGAAAGTGTAACAGCTACTTGGGATATAGAGTCCATAGCTGCAACAACTCGCAAAGGATTTTTAACTAACGGAGAGGTGTTAGTTTTAGATGAATTAGATATAATAAAGCTTACTGCCAGTACAGCAGATAAATTTCACATCGTAATAGGTGTGTTGGAAATAGATTAGGAGACCACTATGAGTAACTTTCCACTTAAAAATGCAGCAGATCAACTAGCCACACAGGGGAGATATGGCGATACTATGATGGTTCATATGAACCCCATAGAAGTCGATGCCTTGGCAAAACTATCACCGACTGGTCAGTTGACTATCAACCCACAAACAGGGCAACCAGAAGCATTTCTGCCCCTTCTAGGATCATTGCTTGCACCAACACTATTAGGTGGCACAGCACTAGCTGGAACACTTGGAACAGTAGGAGCATCTGCATTAGGTACAGGACTAGGTACTATTGCCGAAGGTGGTAGTCTGAAAGAAGGTATAACAGCTGGAATAATGGGTGGACTAACAGGTGGTTTACTTAAAGGAATTATGCCGGGCGCACCTACAGAGATACCCGGAACTGAAGCAATAGAAGCAACAGCAGGACAAGCAGCACAAGCAGCAGTACCAGCATCAACTGTTGCTATGCCACAGATAAATACTTTACAAGATTTAAATGCTGCAACTACAGGCACATTAGGAATGGGTAATGTAGCTGTACCTACCTCTGGTGGATTTTTAAATCAACTAGGTAGTAATTTAGGAATTACATCAGGAGCAAGTGATGCAGCAGTACTAAAAGGTCAAGGCATAAGTCAAGGACAAGCTTTAATGACACAAGGTGTGCCAGCAGCAGCATCAGGACTTGTTGGTGAAATGTATGTACCAATGGACTATGACATGCCAGCAGAAGAACCTGATCCATTTGGCGACTATGAAGGACCATACATGCCTACAGAACAAAGAACTATGATTCCGGGAAGTGGAGGCGATCCATTTGGTTCAGCCTTTGGTGGTGAGCAAATGCTTATAGGAGGCAATCCTTTTCCATCTGGACCTGAATTTGATGAGGGTGGTAAAGTAAGTAATCCTTATGATTTTTTACCTCCTATGTCAGGATTAGCATTAGCTGGTAAAGCAATGCAAGGTATGGGTGTGCAACCTTTTTTACCTATGGTATTAGATAAATATTATGGTTCTGATGATGACAAACCAAATACAGAAGAAGAAATGAAACGTCAGATGATAGGCACAGTACCAGTTGATATGGTTGCAGGTATGGATGCAATGCAAGTACCTACAGATATGTTAGCTGCTGGTGGTATGCCTTTACAGAATCCAAGTAAAGCTGATCTTGATAATGATGGAACGCTATCTTCATATGAAAGAACAAGAGGCAAAGCTATAGAAGGCAACATGAAAAACATGGGTGGTCTTATTAAGATGGCAACAGGTGGTATGCCTGCACAAGAAGAAATAGCACGTAGTTCAGAAGATTTAGAAAGAATGAAAATAGATCAAGCTATACAAGAACAATTAGCTAGAAGTATGTCAGCACCTATGATTGATCCAAGACTAGGAAGAATGGCTGATCCTATTAGTACACCTACACAAAGAACTTTAAATGATGTAATGACACCACAGCCTTATCAAGCACCATCATTAGCAGATATAAGAAATATGCAAACAGCATCACTAGATAGAATGTTTGTTCCAACAGACCCAGACAATAGAATAGATAGAGGGATGGCAACATTTAACAGACAATACAATCCTGTTGTTAGAGGAATAGAAGCAGCAGCACCTGTTCTTACTAAGGGTGCTTTAGAACTTTACGAAGCTATAGACGAATATAGAAAAAGAGATAACTAATGGCAAAAGGAGCAAAAGGTGGAGGAACTAATATCCCTGATTTTGGAGCGGATTATTTCCAATCGCAATATCCTATTGGTCCTGTAGGCGGAAGAACAGCAGGCAAAGCAAACACAGGACAGTTTGGTGGGTTCGGTAATATAAGAAGAATGCCACCACCAAGACCTTCATTGCAACAACAATACGCAGGACTTAATCAAGGTGTACAAGGATTCCAACCTTTAGGTATTAGAGGATATACACCGCCACCACCAAGGTTTCAGCCTTTTCCAATATATGGAGGCGGACGTGGAGGTAAATCTGGAGGCGGATTCGGAGGCGGAGGCGGATTCAATCCATTTGGATATAATTCTTTCCAAGGAAATCCTTTCTTAAATCAACCACAATTACCAACCATTCCTTTTGATCCACCACCTGTTTATGAAACATTACCAGCACCAAAGTTTCCTGAAATAGAATTTGATTCCTTTGATTATTTAGATACTTACAATAGAGACTTTCAAGATTTTGATCGTGAAAGTATTCCATTACCTCAATTTACAAAACAAGTAGTTGAAGGAGGAGCCGATAGATTTGTTCCACAAATACCAATAATACAAGAACCTATAGTTCCTCTTGCAATAGATCAAGGTTTACAAGACAGAGCAGCAGAAACACAACTGGCTTTAGAAACAGCAACAGGACCAAGAACAGAAGGAGAGTTTCAAGCAGCTAAAAATGCTGCAACCGCAGCTAATTTACAAAAAGCTTTTGCTGAAAGTGGAGGCAAAACATTTGAACAAGAACAAGTTGAAGCTGCAAATGCAGCTGCTCAAGCACAAAGTTTAGCTAATAGACCTTCATCTGTTACAAATACATTTTCTAATATTGGAATGAATCCACAACAAATGAATATTCCTAATATGAATATGAATGTAGGTAAAGCAGCTGGAGGTAGAGTACAAGGATTTGCTGAAGGTGGAATGCCTGAAGAAAACCAAACTGGTGAAAGATTAGAAGAAGAAACTATTATGGCACTTATGGGCAAACATCCTAATCCTAAACAAGTATTTAATAAATACCTTGAAGTATATGGTGAAGAAGGATTAATGGCACTAGCAGCAGAAGTAGAACAAATGATGTCATCACAAGGAAGGATGATTGATGGAGCAGGAGGGGGAGTTGATGACTTTGTACCAGCTATGATAGATGGGGTACAACCAGCAGCTTTATCTAAAGATGAATATGTAATACCAGCAGATGTAGTTGCCCACGCAGGTGATGGATCAAGTGAAGCTGGCGGTAAACAATTTGATCAATTAGTATCTAGGGTTAGACAATCTAAAACAGGTAATACAACTCAACCTGAACAAATAGAGTTTGAAGAAGAAATAGAAAGAATTACTTAATGAAAGTTTATTTAGTACCACAAGAACATATTACACAGATATATCCTGATATAGAAAAGTATGTAGATAGAATGGTGCCAACTGCATATGGTAGATTTGAAAAAATAGATTTAGTAAATGACATACTATCAGGCAAGGCAACCCTTTGGGTAATAATGGATGAAGAAAATGACAATAAGTTATATGGAACTATATTTACAGAATGGTCTTATTATCCTAGAAAAAAAATGTTATCAATTTCTTTTGCAGCTGGTGATAAATTAGATTCTTGGATAGAAGAATCATTAAAAGTTCTTGAAAATTGGGCAGTTGATAATGATTGTGATGCAATGGAAATTACTGGCAGAAAAGGATGGGTTAAAAAATTAGAAGACTATGATTGGAAACAAGAATTTATAATAGTAAAAAAAGAAAATCTTAAAAAAAGAACTTTAGAAGTTGTCAAAACGGAGAAAAAAGAATGGGAAAAAGCAAAGGAGGACCTCCTCCAACTCAACAAGTAACGTCTAAGACATATCAAAGTAGACTGCCTGAGTATGCTGCACCTTTCTACAAAAATCTTGTAGGAAGAGCGCAAGCATTATCTTATGAGGATTACATTCCTTATGAGGCTCCTCGTGTTGCCGGATTCTCTCCTGAAAGCATTGGAGCGCAAGAAGGTATAAAAGCTTTAGCTAGTAGAGACTTGCCCGGAATAGCACAAGCTAGAAACATAGCTGGTGTAGCAGCTACTGCTGGACCTTTGATGGCTGGTTCACAATATGGTGGAACTAATGTTCAAAGTAGATTTGGAGGAATGCCTATAAGAAGTCAGTATCAAGCAGGTCCTATAAGAAGTACATATGCAGCAGCACCTATAAGATCAGGTGTGCAAGGTTTTGGACCTGAAGCATATATGAGAGCATCAAGAGGTTTTGATGATAGATCAGCACAAAGATATATGAATCCATATCTAAGCAATGTTCTTAATAGACAACAACAAAGAGCAACAGATAGATTTGGTGAACAAAGAGCGCAAAGAAATCAACAAGCAATACAAGCTGGTGCATTTGGTGGAAGTAGGCAAGGCGTGCAAGATGCAATAGCACAAAGAGAACTTAACGAATCATTACAAGATATAGAAGCAAAAGGATTGTCTAATGCGTTTACACAGGCTCAACAACAATTTGAAAGAGATAGAGCAGCTAGATTCCAAGGACTTACATCAGCAGATGCAGGTCAATTAGCACTAGCAAAACAAAGAACATCAGAACAAATGGCAACAGAAGATGCTAAAAGACAAGCAGCAGATCAAAATTTAAGAGCGCAAATAGCACAACAAAATGCATTACAAGCAGCTGGTGGACAATCATTAAAGGCACAGATAGCTACAATGCAGGGACTATCAGATGCAGATAAAAGAAGTTTAGAAGCACAGATAGCAACAGGTAGATTCTCACAGGCAGCAGGAGCGCAAGATTTACAAGCACAACTTGCTAATCAAAAAGCAATGGAAGCTGCATATGGTAGAGGATTAAAAGGATCACAACTATTAGCAGGTCTTGATAAATCAGAACAAACATTAGATTTACAAAGATTAAAAGCTTTATCAGATGTAGGTGGACAGAGACAAGCCTTAATGCAAAGAGCGTATGATCAACAGTATGAAGACTTCTTGGCACAAAGAGAATATCCATATCAACAGCTTGAAAGATTTAGTGCCATACTACAAGGCATGCCAACACGTGAAAGTTTTGCAGAAAGAAATTTTGGACAAGCAGCTAATCCTACGGCACAATTATTAAACACAGGACTAGGTGCATTTGGAGCATTTAGAGGAATGGGAGGAGGAGGCTAATGATAGATAATAATATTAACAATTTAATATCTATGGCTGAGAGACAATCAGATCAGCGTTTAGCACAAGAATTAAATCCACAAACAGAAACTGGATTGCTTGGTCCTGCATTTATATCTGCTTCTGAGTTAGCTTATAGACAAAAAATTAGAGAAGAATCACAAGCACAACCGAATCAAAGTCCTCCGATAGTTGAACAATTAGCACAACAAGCTATGCCACAGCCTATGCCTATGCAACAACCTATGCCTATGCAACAGCCTATGCCACCACAACAGATGCCACAACAACCTATGGCACCACAAGGCTTTGCAATGGGTGGTCTTATAAAGATGGCTAATGGAGGATTTCCAACTCCATATGAATATGATGAAAAAGAAATAGAAGATAGAGCGTTAGAAAAAACAGGTACATTTTTTAGTGAACTAGGTAATCGTGCAGGTGATGTATTATCAGATGTAGCGTATGGTGCTGGCGATTCACAAGCTTTAGGTAGATATTCAAGAGGTGAAAATCCTGATGAATTTTTATATGGAAGAGATAGATTTGATAGTGCATTAAAAAGAGCAGGGTTGCCACCAGATGCTACACCAGAAATGGTAACAGCGTATAGAAGTGGAACTCCTGTATCTGCATTTAAACCAGCAGTTGATACTATTAAAACAGCTTATAGTCCATCAGCTATACAAGAAGAACTAGGT